CTCTGGTGACGGCAATGACCAAACTGCTGTGCAGATCGCTTCTAAAGCGAAGGCTGCAGGCCGTAGCTTCCAGCAACAATTGATCACTGGCACTGGTGCCTCTGACCAATTCCCTGGATTGATTAACTTGTGTGCCGCTGGTCAGACTCTGACTCCTGGCACCAACGGTGACGCACTGTCATTCGTCATTCTTGACGAATTGATCGATACCGTTACCGACAAAGACGGTCAGGTTGACTACCTCCTGATGCATGCTCGTACTCGCCGTAGCTACCGTGCGTTGCTTCGTGGCCTGGGCGGTGCAGGTATTATGGAAGTTGTTGAGATGCCTTCCGGTGCAGAGGTTATGGCCTATAACGGCATTCCTGTGTTCCGTAACGATTACATCCCAATCAACCAGACCCAAGGCTCTAGCACTACCGCGACTACCATTTTCGCTGGTACGCTTGACGATGGCTCTCGCACCCATGGTATCACTGGTCTAACTGCCCAGAAGGCAGCTGGTATCCAAGTGGTTGATGTGGGCGAAGCGGAAGACAAAGACAACCGCATCTGGCGTGTGAAGTGGTACACCGGCTTGGCTCTCTTCAGCGAGAAGGGTTTGGCCATGCGTCCTGGTATCACCAACTAAGACGGCTCTCACACCGGGTGACTCAAGGGTCAGCACTAACACTGCTGACCTTTTTGCATTTTAGGCTACGACTCCCTGGGCTATAGTAGCACTTCCTACAAAAATGGAGGTATCCCGCATGCAAGTCACAATCCGTTTAGCACTAACTGGCCCACGCGAGGGCGAAACAATCGAGCTCAATGGCCTGGCGTTTACTGATGGTATCGCTGAGTACACTGGTTCGGAACCCGAAGCCGCAAACATTCTGCGTTACTTCTCCCGCTGCTACGCAGTTGTTGAAGTGGACAAAGACGGCAACCCGCTCAATCCCCCAAAGGAGACGACCGATGTCGGCATACAGAATCAGTCTGCAGAAAACCCCGACCAATCACTATCGGGGAACAGTGACCAAGGCGCAGGCGCCGATAGTAACGGCACAGCACAGCTCGGCTCAAATGACCAAGCCAACGCTGACAACCAAAACGGACAAGCAGAGCCGACCGTAGCAAAGGTTGATGAACGCTTACGCGCCGCATTGTTACAGCTGGATCCAACGAACGATGAGCACTGGACTAAACTGGGTAAACCGGCCATTGCTGCAGTTGAACCGTTCTACGGCTCAAGCGGTTTTACCCGCGAAGATGTTGAGGTTGCAATCCCTGATTTCAGCCGCGACGTTGCTCGTGCAAACCGTGAACAACAAGAGAGCCAGGGTTAATCCCTGGCTTTTCCTGGAGGTTTTATGCCGTTCCTTGTTCAAAACGATCAAGGTGATGTTGCCGGGGCGAACGCCTACTGTGAGGTGGTGTTCTTCCGGGAATATTTTGAAGATGTCGGCGTCGACACGACTGCCTTCAGCGATGTCGCTGTTGAGCAGTCCATCGTAGCTGGTACTCGTTACCTTGACCAACGCTATCGCTACCCTGGCGAGAAAAAGAATCGTAATCAATCTACCATGTGGCCTCGCTGGGACGTCGAAGACGAATCAGGGGACATCGTGGACACGGTTCCAGTGCCGATCAAACAGGCCACCTGCGAGGCCGCCTTCCGTAAGTTGTCTGGTATTGCATTGATGCCTGACCCAACTTACGATGCAAGCGGTACGCAAATTTCTGCCAAGTCCGTTACTGTGGGCCCGATCACAGAGAGCTACACCTACAGCCAGGTTGTGGGGGCGCCCAAGGGGTTGATGCTTCCGCAGTTCCCATCGATCCAGCTGCTGCTAACTTCCTCTGGGCTCTTGGCCTCTGGCATTAGCCGCGATATTGTGCGAGGATAACATGGGCTTTTACGAAGATCTACGGGACAAGACAGCGCTACCCCTCATCAAGAAATATGGGGCAGCAATGAAGTTGGTTCGTGCGACAGCCGGGTCATACGACCCGGTTACTGGTGAAACGACCGGGGCCAGTGTTGCTGAGTTGGATTGTTTCGGCGTACTCATGAGTGTCGAAGAGGGTTCAGCCTTTTCCTCTAGTGGTCGGAGTATCAGCTCCAACGTCATGGCCGGTGACCGCATGGTATTGCTAGAAGCGAACAGCCAAGCCGTGCTAGAAGGCGACAAGCTGCGTATCGGCACACTGGTTTGGACCATTGTCGATTTCGAGTCGATTGCTCCTGGGCTTGTCGACGTGGTCTACATTCTTCACGTGAGAAATTAATGGCCTTTGCAGATGAGTATCAACGTGCCAAAGAACTCGTGCTCAAGAAACAGAGCAGGGCAGTTCGCCGCACGTTGATACACACCTTCCAGGCCATCGTCAACGAATCTCCATTCGAAACAGGCCGGTTCAAGGGCAACTGGCAACTAACGTTTGATAGCCCAGCGCTCGGCACATTGGAACGGCTTGATCCAACCGGTGGTTCAGTAATGGCCGAGATTGCCCAGATGATAGAGAACGTCCCGAATGTGTTGGAGCTGGAGGCGTGGTTCGTAAACAATCTGCCCTACGCGGTAGAACTGGAATACGGCTCTTCTCCACAGGCGAGAAAGGGCTTTGTCCGGGTGAATATCGCTAAAGTGCCCAACGTGCTGAGCACTTACCTGAAACAGGAGAGCGGAAGTGGCAATTGATACTAACTACAAAATTCATGCTGCGCTTGTGCAGCACTACGAATCAGTTGCTGCCACCGGGTTGCCCACAGCCTACCCCAACAGAAAATTTGAGCAGCCCACAGCTGAGTCCCCCTGGGCTGAGTTGTTCGTCATACCAATCGATACCATTCCGTTCACCCAGGGTGGCGGGGGCCAGGACATTACTGAGGGAATTCTTCAGATCAACCTCAACTACGAGGTTAATCAGGGACACAAAGATTCCATTCTGATGGGTGACAAGGTTGCCTACGCTTTCCGCGCTGGTCAGTACTCAGTCTACGATGGAGTGCAGGTGAACTTCCGAGGCGCCAGTTTACTGCAGGGCCGGGTGGTCAACGGCTGGTGGCAGGTAGTCGTTTCTGCTCGTTTTTATTGTGTTTCACTGAGAAGCTGATGACGTTGCTGACATAAGACAAGCTGACGCACCCACCCCCAACTAACATTCCTCCGACGTCATTTTCACTTCGGAGGATTCATCATGGCTGACGGTAGCCGCCACTCACTCTATGTTGTGGAGGAATCTGCTTGGGGCGTCACCCCAGCCACTCCTGCACTCGAATTAGTTCGCATCACTGGCACAACTCTTGGGTTGAGCCGAGACTCTCTTCAATCAGAAGAAATTCGTTCTGACCGCCAGATTTCAGATTTCCGTGGTGGTGCTAACCAGATCGAAGGCGACATCAGTTTTGAACTGTCCTACGGCACCTTCGACAAGTTACTGGCTGGTGCATTGTTCGGTAACTGGGACGTAGACACCCCAGTAGCTGACACTGACCAGCTGCGAGCAGGCACCGTGCGTAAGTCATTCAGCTTCTTGCGCCACTTCGCTGACCTGGTGAGCAATGGTTACTACCTGTACACCGGGTGCATTATCAACAGCATGAGTTTCCAGATCTCGGCCAACGCCATGATCACTGGTACTTTGGCTGTTGTAGGTAAAGGCCAGACCATCGCCAATACCGCTCCAACCGGCGCCACGTTCCCAGCCGCCAGTACCACCAGCCCGCTTGACTCATTCACTGGTGAGTTGAAAGAGGACGGCGTAGTCATTGCGGTGATTACCGAAATTCAGCTCACGTTGGAAAACAACGTGGCAGCTCGCTTTGTGGTCGGTCAGAAAGATTCCATTCTGCCTTCCGTGGGCCGTTCTAACTGCACGGGTACTATCACAGCGTTCTTCGAGGATTCGTCCTTGGTGAGCAAGTTCCTGGGCGATGCTGAAACTTCAATCGAGTTCAGTCTGCCCGATGGTGCCGGGAATGTGTTGAAGGTCATCCTGCCCCGTGTCAAATATACTGGTGGTAAGCCAGACGTTGCTGGCGAAGGGCCAATCACTCTTTCAATGCCGTTCCAGGCACTGTTGGATGCGACCACTGGCACTAACCTAATTCTTGAACGGACACCTGCATAATGTTGAAGAGTAGCATGAAAGATTTCCACACTCGCGCTGCTGCGAGTGTCGGCGTAGAAGTTCCGCTTGCGCTGCCAGACGGCACACCAACCGAACACTGGCTGCGTGTGCGCGGTGTGGATTCAGATGAGTATCGCAAGGCTGACTTGTTGGCCAAACGTGAAGCAATCACTATTGCTGGCATGGAAGGCGATGCTCGTGAAGAAGCGATTGAGTTACAGAAGCACAAGATCATTGCTTCGTTGATTGCTGGTTGGTCGTTTCCTGAAGAGTGCACCGAAGAGAACGTGATCGAGTTCCTGCGCGAAGCTCCCCAGGTTGCTGACATGGTGGATCGATTGGCGCGCAATCGTGCGGTCATCCATGCAAAAAAGCAGAGCAGCTCTTCCAGCACGCCGAAGCCGAGTTCAAGCTCCAAAAGGCCCCAAAAGGCTCCAAAATCCCGTTAAGGGATCACTTGATGCAGGTCTACAAAGCCACTGGGCGTATGCCCGCCCAGTTGCGAGACCAGCCT